TACATGCACAACCTACTAAGCCAAGGCAAAGGTGCTAGCAAGCCTAGCAAGGCCAGCAAGGCCACTGCCAAGGCCGCTACACCGGCTATAGTGGCTACACCTAAGGTAGTAGCCATTGGCCCTAGTTATGGTGCACCAATGGCGCCACCAACAACACCTACGCCTAGCAGCTAACGTGCATTAGGTACCCAAGCCCTTGCATAGCCTACCATATGCAAGGGCTTTTTATTACCCTATACTAAAACAGTTGGATTACATATATAGTATATACATGTACCTCCCCTAAAAAAAGTACCAGAAACTAGTGTAGTGCAAAAAGGCTGGGAGCTCAAACATAAAAAATAAAACTTTTTTGATAACGTGTAAAAAATAAATGAAAACATAAAAAATAAAACTTTTTTGATAACATGTAAAAATAAAATATTTTTGCTCAAACGTAAAAATAAAATATTTTTGATAATAGATAGATTTTAGTATCCTATCTACCTCTCTCACACAACCCCTAAGCACCCCATACCCTATACAACTACCACTTACTACACTGGAGTCCTCTGAGAGCGAAATTTTATCGTCTGTGAGGGCAATGATAAAGGGCGGTGTGGCTGTGGTGTGGCTGCGGTGTTATTTGTTGTAGGGTTTACCTCCCCCAGAAGACCCTACGATTTGAATCTATGAATCTTATTAGACTTGTGTTTCTGAGAAAATTATGTTATTATGATAGAGTACGATGGTGGCACACAAGACCAAGGAACTGATCTCTCCAGGTACCTTGGATAAACCCTCAAAACTGAATAGGACTCCCTCCCAAAAACACAAGCAGACCTACAATAATATAGTAACAATTTAACGACAGAGCCACCATCGTACCTTTATTGTGGTAGTTATGATAGAAAAAGAGTATAGGGCGGGTAATCCAAGTAAGAGACTTTCTGCTCAAGAAAAGCAGGAGGCTCTTTTTTATTGGCACCTATACAATGGTAATGGTTCTAAGGTAGCAAGACAACTTAATACTACTCCTAAGACTATCCTTGCTCTTGCTGAGAGAGAAAACTTTGAAGGAAAGAAAGCCCTTGTACAAAACAGAATCTCTCAAGTTCTGGCTAAGACGGATGATCCTGTTCTCCAACGTCTGGTAGAAACAGATATTCGTATTCTTCAGGTAGCAGAGATGATGCTTGATGACGTGTATAAAGCCTACAAACGCAAGAGGCTAAAGGTCAAGAACGCAGCAGAAGCCATTTCTATACTCAAGTATATCACAGAGTTAAGGGAACGTATTCTTGGAAAGAATGACGGAAGTGGTGGACATGTTCCAGGTGCTATCAATGTAGAGAGACTTAATGTACTGAACTTTAATGAGTTACCTCCTAGTCAACGTCAAAATGTACTAAAGATATTATCTGAAAGAGCTGGTACAGGCGAAAGAGTTGTAGATGGTGATAGAACTTCCCTCCCTATCAGTTGACGACATACTTAGGTATCCAGATCTGATACCTCAGGAGTATGCTCGTGATCAACTCAGTGCAATAGATCCATTGTACTGGGCACAACGATTTTTAACAACTGAAAAGGGAGAAAAGTTGGAGTTCTCAAAGAGGAGATATCTCAAAGCATATCTTAGAGATTTCCATCCACATATCGTTGTAAAGAAAGGCGCTCAAATAGGTTTATCTACAACTTCTATTACAAAGTTGTTATGGCTCTCAGATTATAGGAGAGTTACATCAATATACACTATGCCTACTAGTACTGATGTATCTCAATTCTCTTCCTTAAGACTCAAGCCTATGATAGTTAACTCTCCTTATATGCTAGCACGGATGAAGGGTGTAGATAATGCCGGTGTCAAGCAAATAGGGAACTCTACTATATACTTCAGGGGTACGATGACGGAGAGACAAGCCATATCTATCCCTGCTGACCTTCTGAGTCACGACGAACTAGATTTCTCCTCTCCAGATGTAAGGGAGGTATATGGGCCAAGACTCTCTGTATCAGAGATGAAGTACATTTGGGAGTTCAGTACTCCTACTGTACCTAAGTTCGGGATAGATGGTTTATATGAACTGTCTGACAAAAAGGTATGGATGGTCAAGTGTAGTTGTGGTCGTTGGCAAACCATAGACTATTTTAAGAATATATTAAAAAGAAAGCATAAAAGACTAAAGAGTAAATGGTACTATGGGTGTAAAAAGTGTGGCAAACTACTCCAAAGAAATAATGGTGAGTGGATAACTCTTCACCCAAGAAGGACTCTAAATAATAGGGGAATAAGGGGATATTTCATTCCACAAACTATTTGTCCAGTAATATCTGCTGACTATTTAGTAGAGCAACACAATAAGTCTAAGTTATCCTCTAAGGGAGAAAGAACTTTCTTCCGATTCAATCTAGGTCTAGCATATGAATCAGGTTCTGCAATAATAACACGAGATCTTATTCTTTCTAGTGTAACTGATCCAGGTACCGGTGAGTATATCTTTATGGGAGTAGACCAGGGAGATCTTCTTCACATAGAAATATGTAAGGTACATGGTGAACGTAGAGAGGTAATCTATCTAGAGGTAACGGATAAGTTTTCAAGAGTTGGAGAACTAATAGAACAGTTTAATCCAATGCGTTGCGTAATAGATGCGATGCCTAATAAGCATCCGGCAAAGCAACTTGCAGAAGACTTTCCATCTAAGGTATGGATTGCTTACTATTCGAACCAAGAAGGATTGTGGAATCCCAGGAATCCAGATAAAGAGAAGAACTCAATAACAATTAATCACCTTGATGCTATGGATAATACAGCAGCACAATGGTCTAAGGGACAAGCTATCTTAACCACTGCTGTAAGTAATCAAATGAAAGAGTCCTTTGCTAATCAGATGGTTAATATCAAACGGGATGAGATAGAGGACAAGAATGGACAGAATATTCCTCGATGGGTCAAAGTTGGTGCTGACCACTTTCGCCATGCAGACTTGTATGCTTATATAGCATCACAGATGCCTAAGTTTGGAGATGCTAAAGAAGTTGAAGTTGGTGGATATATAGCTCCTCCTGAATTTACCTATTCGTTATTCAGCGAAGACGAACGTTGGTAAATAATTATGATTACTAAAATTTCTAGTGACGAATTAGTTGAATATGGAGTACAGTCAGCGACTGACATATTCTTTGGGGGTTTTCAAGGAGAAGCCCTAAATGCACCAATAGTGGACCTTGATCAGTTATTACAGATGCTTGATATGGATGGTCAAGCTCTTTCTCTTTATCGTGTGATCACTTCTCCGTTAATTAGTACTCCTATACAAATAATATCTAGAAACAAGCGTTCTCAGAGAGAAGCGGAGTTTGTTCGTAAGAATCTATTGGAGCCACCACATAAGGGTGGTATGGAAACTCCAATTCATTATGTACTTAGTGCTATAGCAAGGGTAATCATTGAAGGTTATTCTCCACACGAACTTGTTTGGAAGATTGATGAAAGTGAGAATAAGGCACTTCTTAAGAAGATAGCTTATAGACCAGCTAGAACTTGTAACGTACTTGTTGATGATACCGGTATGTATAATGGATTTGTACAGCGTACAAATTTCCTTGGAAGAAGTATAACAGCAACCATTGAGAAAGATAAAAGTTTATGGTTCTTAGCTAATCCTGAATTTAATCATCTTTATGGTAAGTCTATGTTCAATGCTGCTTATTATCATTATGAGAAGAAACATAAGCTCTACTATATAGCACACATAGCTGCTCAGTTAAAGGCTACGGGGGCAAAGATTATTATCCCCCCAGAAAACATTACTGAAGAAACTGATAGAAAAAAGGTAATGGATGCAGTAGCTAAATTGGGATTTAACTCAACTGTATATCTACCATTTGGTTGGGACCTTAAACTTCTAGACCTTGGAGTTCTAGCTGATATGTTACCACTTATTCATCATCATGATTTAATGATGAGTAAGTCGGTATTGGCCCAGTTTTTAGATCTTGGTGTTGCTAGTGATACAGGAAGTTTTGCACTTGCAGAGTCTCATTCAAATGCGTTTATAGAACAGATTCTCAAAGTTAGAGTTAATATAGCTAATGTATTTAATAATAATCTCATCCCTAAGATGGTAGATTATAATTATACGTCAAAGAATTATCCAACTTTTCAATATGCTCCACTAAGTCGGGTAAATATCCAAATGCTTAGAGATTACTTTGTAAGAATAGCTACTTCAAGATTTCAAAATACTTCTCCTGAGTTTTATGAGGAATTGGAAAAACGAGTTAGTGATGCAATGGGATTTGAGATAGATTTTGATGGTATAAATTATCCAGACTTAAGGACCCGTAATGAACCGAAGGCTAGTCCAGATAGGATAAATAAGCCCAATACTCCTTCTGATGATAATCCCAAAGAAGGTGAGGATGATAAATAATGACACTTGCTGGTTTTAGTGACAGAAGAGAGACTATTCTTGATGAAGTAGTTGTAACTGCAACTATAGATACCAAGTTAACTCCCATTACAAATTTGATTAGATTTAATAATTACTGGTTTGAACTTGTGGTAAAAGATCTTGCTACTGAAAATGCAGATAAGTTTGATGTGAAGATATTGGCAAAAACTCCTGCTGGAAATTGGATAGATATAGTTTATTTCACTCAGTTAGATGGAGATGGTTCTGATTCTGAAGAGATAGCTGTTTTGACAACAGCTACTCTTATTGCAAATGCAGTAGGGTTTTCAGCACTAACTGAAAAGACAGCTAGAAATAGTTCTCCAAACTTTGATGAACTTGCCGTGGAGATAACTGTTACTTCGACAGGTGTTGCAAATGAAAGTGCAACCATTAGTCTTTACATGATTGCTAGTGGTGTTTTGGGGAGGTAATATTTCTATGCCAAGTACGTCACAATCGCAACGCAGGCTCATGGGGCTAGCTTTGTCCGTAAAGAGGGGTAAGACCAAACTTGCGGATGTCCCAGAAAGTATTAGAAAAACCATTAGTAAACTCGTTAGAACTATGACAGAGGACCAACTTAGTGATTATGCTAAGAAAGTAAAGGCTGATATTGAGATTGATATAGATAAGATTCTTGAGGAGGTCTCTTCAAATGTGAATAAACATCTTAGTGCTAAAGTTCTTGTAGTTGCTAATCTTGGAAGTGAAAATGTTAATGTTGAGATTTTAGGTGAAGGAGACAAAAAGACTGCACGATTCAAGAAACAGATATTAAAGTGTGGGACTTTTGCACATCCTCAAGATCCTAAGAAGATGTTGACTTATAATGCAAAATTGTTTGCCAAGATTAAAGAAGCATTTGATAATAAGGTAATTGATAATGTACCTATTCTTGTTGATGCTGGTCATGATGAAGAAAAGACTACTAAAATTGCTGGACGTGTAATTGAACTGGTTATTGAAGAAGATGGCTTGTATGCCATTATGGAAATTGCTGACGAAGAAGTTGTATCTAAGATTGAGACAGTGTTGTCTGATGGTAAGGGGCTTATTGACGAGGTAAGTGTTTCACTCGCTCCAGTACCTATGGAAGATGGAACAACAACTCCAATAGCTCTTTATCATGTGGCGATTGTGACCCATGCTTATTATAGAGGTATGAATAGTTTTGAGAGATTAGCAGCCTCTCTCAAAAACGATTTTGAAAACATTCTTATTGTAAATGGTTCTGATTTACAGAAACAGATTTTTGCTATTAGAAATGCTTTTTATAAATTGTATCAATATCGTTCTGGAATGTATGTTGAAGAAATTCATGATAATTTTATTATTGCGTTAGATGAAGGTGAAAATTCTTATTTGAAAGTTAATTATTCTATGGAAGATGACGGTATAAAGTTTGAAGATCCTATCAAAGTAGAAAAAACTTATATGGAGGTTAAAGGAACATTGGACAATAAAGAGTTACTTGCTGCTCTTAAAGAGATTGGTATTGAAATTGAATCTATTGATGATTTGAAGAAGAAGTTTGAAAGTAGTTCAGAAGAAAGTGTTGCTGCTTCTGTGAAGGCTGCGCTTGAGAAGGCTGGAGTAAAATCTAGCAAGGACACCACTGTAGGGGAAGCAATAGAAGCACTAACTGCTGAATTGAACACATTGAGATCTCTTCCGACAAAGGTAGAGGCTCTTGAAGCTGAAGTTGTTACTGGTAAGGCTGACAAGGCTGTTGGGGCACTAGTTTCTGCGGGTAAGGTTCTCCCTGCCCAGAAGGAACATTATATTGAATTGTATAGGAAAGATGTTGAACTCTTTAATAGTCTGACCGCTGGTATGCCAGTTGTGATACAGTTAGGTGAACATGGTATCACCGAGGGTGAACAGGCTGGTGTAACAGAGGGTGAAATCGCTAATGAAGTTGCACATTATATTTCTGTGGTAAGTCCTAATGGTAAGGAGGGTAAGTAAATAATGGTAACTTATGCACGTTCTGCTGAAGAATATATTGCGGAGGTTCTTGCTTCTAATTCTGGTCTTGTAAAGCCTCCTGGTGGAGTTCTTGTAGCCAATGGCACAAGGCCATTTCGTGCTGGAGAGTTGATTGCAGTCAATTCTTCAACATTTAAGGCTGCTCCAAGAAAGTCTGCTCAGTTGTCTGCTACGGCAGCTAATGCTCAGGCTAGTATTACTGTTGATGATTCTTGGGCTTTTGAAGTTGCTGATGTTGTAACTGTTGGTGATGCAACCGGAACTTATACAATTTTGTCCATCAATAGAACTACTCATGTTATTGTTCTTACTGCTGTTCTTTCGGGTGGCACTAATCCACACCCACTTGATTCTCGTGTGTATGTGAATGCTAATGCTGTATTTACTGCGATTGGAGTTGCGCTTACTCCAATGATTGATGAGAAGGACATCACTAAGGCTCTATCAGAAGGCGATGGGGTTTATGGTGATCTTGCTATTCGTGGTGCTTTTATTGAAGCTAAATTGCAAAACTTGGACTCTGACGCCAAGACAGATCTTGGTGGTGCATCTGAAATAAATGGGACTTATATAGTCTAATTTGTAAAGGAGTATGAAAGAAAATGCCCGAAATCAGTTTACTGCAACCTAGGATTCTGCTTGGTGTTGTACAAAGTTTTTTGACTGATGTTAGTCCTTCTCTTAGGGGACTAACTCTTCTTGGTCCAGGTCGTGGTGATTTGAATCCCACATGGGAATATGATATGATTCGTGGAGCTAGGGATCGTTCAACTCCTAATGCTCCTAATGCTGAGGCACATCGCCGTGATCATCTCATCTATCGTAAGTTGACTGGTTCTTATATTTATCTGCGTGATAAGAAGACCTTTAATCCGACTACTCTACGATGGCTCAGGGAGCCAGGGAATACAGCAGTTACCCGTGGTGCTGCTGAAAGAGCAGTGATGATGGAACTTCTTGATCTTGAAAATGCTCAAAAGCGTTATATGGAATACGTAACTTGGGCTATGTTTACCGGAGCTTATACCTATACCCATACTGGTGGTGGGACTACTGCTGTTGACTATCTAATTCAGGCCAGTCATAAGCCTACTGCTTCTCCTGTGTGGGCTGCTGCTGGTGATGACCCTATTGGCAATATCCAGGCATGGAAGCAGCTTATCACTAGGGACGCAGGTGCGACTCCCACAACTGTATATCTCAATAATACTACTATGACAAAGTTTATCAAACTTCCTGAAGTTATTTCTCAGTTGAGTGATAGGCAGAAACAGGTTTATACTACAGAGGGAATGGTTCCTCGTTTTATGGGTCTTGATTGGATAGAGTATGATGGAGGTTATGTAGAGTCTTCTACGTACTATCCATTTATTGCTGATGATAAACTTATCATTGTTGCTCCTGAAAATAATCCTTGGGAGATGAGGTTTGGCCCTAGTGCTGACCATGAAGCTCCTCCGGGTACTACAGGAGCATTTTCTAAGAGTTGGTTGGAACCAGATCCTTCTAACAGACAGGTTCTCCTTGAGAAGAACTTTATGCCTATATTGACCCGTCCAGATCACGTAGTCTACGCTAGTGTTGCTTAGAGGTTATTATGGCTATTAAATTTCTAGAAGATGGAATTACTATTGGTACAAGGGTATGGAGGAAGGGGGAAATCTATAACGGAGAGGTTTTCCCCGACCTATCTCTTGGCGAAGATGAACAGATAGCTAAATTTGGGATTAGGATGTTTAGAACAACTAATGATATTTCTTCTCCGGTCGAGGTTATTCCTGAATCTACTGATGAAGTAGTTATCGAAGATGTTGAAGAAGAGGAAGTGGTTGAGGAGG